GATTTTCGCCGGTATTTTGAACAGTAATGTTGACTGAGCCAACTTGAACGTTGCCGGCTCCCAGAGCATGGTTAGGGTAAATGCTGCCGGTGGAGCGAGGTACAAACATCTCGGGACCGCGTTCGCCGACAAGATAAGGACGACCTGCAGAAACCGGGCCTCCGTTGGCACGCTTTCCGAAACGACCGGTGAGGATGCTGAGCAATCCAACGCCTTGGCCAGCTGGATCGCCCATATCGGCCAAAGTGTTAAGGCCAAAACGCAGAAGCGCACCAGCCATCATCTGAAGTGCTCCGGCAAGACTCTGACGCCAGTTGTCAGTTGCAAAAATTAAATCTTCAAAAACTTTAAGAGTAGAAATACCTAGTTGATTAACTAAGTTGTTTATTTCTTGTTGCAGAACAAGCTCTTCTCGTTTTGCATCGTTTTTTCGCATTTGGTCTGCGACGGCGGCAGCCTGTGCAGGTCGCAGGTTTTTAACCGCGTTTGCTATTGCAACTTCTAATTCAGCTTGTCTACCTTTACCTTGTAGAGTTTGGTCTAAAATATATGCTTCTTGTTGCAGTTGTGTTTGTTGCTCGTAGCCGGGAGCTAACCGCTGAAGATCCAGTTGGGCTAAACGGGTTTCATAATTTAATTGCAAAGCAACCAGTTCGGCATTACGCTTTTTGCGTACTGCTGTAATTTCTTCTTGTTTATTTGAAGTTTCAGCAATTTTTTGTTGCTGGGCTGCATACTCACCTAAGACTTTTGCTCTATCGCGCTCAAAGGTAAGACGCAGCGCAAGCTGTTCAGCTCCGATGCGCTCAGCATCATTTATTTTATCTTGTATTGTTGCAGCTAAAAATAAAGTTGATGCTTCTGTTTGCAGTACATTTACTCGTTTAATTGAATTTTGTAGAGCAGTTTTAGCTCTATCTTCTTTGCCTGCTCCACCAGCAGAAGGTGGAATATTAGCGGGTGCATTGATGTCAACGATTGCAGGAATAGTAGCACTGGGTGTGCCTAATTGACCTCTGCGAGCAAGGATTCCTTTTTGTACACGTGTTAGTTGAACTTGAGCTGTTTTTACAGAATATTCACCCAAAGCTCCGCCATAACGTCCTAACTCAGCTTGAGCACTGTTTGCAGCTTTTTCTATCTTATTGAGTTGTTCTGCAGTAGCTGCAGCCAATGGATTTAAGGTTCCCAAGCCTTTTGTTATTTCATCAATAGCAGATTTACTGGCTGTTCCTGTGCCACGAGCCACTCCTGACTTAAACACCGCACTCATTGCTTCACCAACTGTTGCGTCGGTAATTAAATTGATTGCTTGAGTTGCTCTGGTAATTACTGATGCCAGTTTTGCGAGAACTGCATCTAATGCTGGTACAAGATTTTTGAGTAGCGCACCGGCTGCTCCCGCAATAGCAGCAGCGATATTGGATACAGACTTAGTAAACCGATCAAAGCCTGTAGCACTTTTATCCGCTGTGGTTTCAGCTTGACGCCCCATTTGAACAAGGGCATCTGTTACTTGCTGGACACTGATACGTCCATCTTTAGCCATTTCAAGAAGTTTGGTGCGATTTACACCTAATTTCGTAGCTAATTGCTCTTGAATTGGTATACCCTGAGCTGTAAATTTATTAAGAGTAGAAATGCTTACTTTACCTGACTCAAGAGTATCAGCAAAGGCTTGAGCAATTTTATCCACACTTCCGCCGTATTCTTTAGACAGTTCAATAGCAATTTTTATAGCTGATGCAGTTTCATTAGTTGAAAGTCCCAGTCCTTGAATATTGATAATTGCACTTTCAAGTTGTTGGCTGTTACGGCCGGCTAGCTCAAAAGCAGTTGATAGTTCTTTTGCTTGTGCAGAACTAAATCCGAGTTCAGCAGCTAGTTCTTTTGTGCGAGCCTTTGCTGCTTCGATTTCACCTAAAGCTGTGCCGATCAGGGAACCAGCAAAACCGCCTGCTTGGCCTCCAAGCAAACCACCAATCGCACCACCGAGGGCCGCTTGGGGACTTTGACCGAAAAGTAGTGGGAAAGCACCGCCAATAGCAGCTGAACTGAGGCTGCCACGGATTGCTTTACTGATACTCTGGATGCGTGCAATCTGACGTTTAGAGGTTGCATCTCTGAGCCGATCTATTTCTGCTAGCTGTAATTTTTCTTGGTCAAAGAAACGTAAGTTTTCAGCTCGTTGCTGGCGGAGTTCACGAGCACGCAAAGCATTTTCAGCTCGATCTGCGGATACGTCGCCCTCAAAACGACGGCGAGTAGAGCGTTGTGCAGGACCAAAGGGGAACGCACTGGCTGCTCCACCGGCTAAAAATGCTGCGCGGTCTTCTTTGGCTTTGGCTGCAACCGCAAGACGCCCTCGGGCAGCTTCACTTTCGCTTTGTTCTAAGGCTCTGATCGCTGTGACTGCTTGTTCAGCTGCTAGTGCTTGTTCGCGCAGTGCGTCAGCTTTTTCTTTTGCTGCTGCTGCAAGACGGTTTCGTGCGGCATTGCTTTCTGCCTGCTCTAAATCCCGAATAGTTTGTGTGGCTTCTGCAGTAGCAACAGCCTGCTCTTCCAGAAATTTTTTACGTCGTTGGATTACGTTATACGTATTCGTTGCTCGGCGTTCTGTACTTTCAGAACGCAAACCTTGAACTGATCGTACAAGATCGTTAATAGCTTGCTGTTCAGCTTTTTGTGCTTTTAGTACCGTAACTAACTGTGCAGCTGCAATTACAGCTTCTTCAGTTGAGGAATGGTATTCACCGATTTGATACCGAGCGTCTTTTAATTGTGCATTAAGTTGGTTTAAGGTTGAACCTTTAATTAAATCTGCGAATGACGTTTTAACACTATCTACGGCCATTTTAAGGCCATTTATTTGACCAATAGTATCTGCTATACTTTGTGTAACTTGTTTACCAACAGCTTTATCTACAGCTGCTCCAAGGCCGGCGGCAGCAGAGCCCGCTTGAAGTAACTGCGGCGCAAAAGCCATTGCAGCAACTGCTGCAAGGCCCATTGCATTGGGAATATGACCTATTTGATTAAGGATATTTCCAACAATTTCTGGTACACCACCTAGTGCGCTGTTAAGTGAACCAGCAACGCCTTTTCCTAAAAAACTAAATTTGTTGATTACATCAGTAATGCTGGTGGAAAGTTGACCGGCACCTAAAATTGCTCCGGCAAATAAACCACGGCTGAATATATTTTTAATCTCATTGCCGACATTTTTGGCGGCGTTACCCACACCACGAACTGACTGTTCGACAGAACCAAAATTTATATTTGCAGTTTTTTTAGATAAGCTGTCTAGGGTCTTTTGAAGCCGAGTTATTTGAGACTCAGCTTCACGGGTCTTAGCCCGGACTTGAATATCAACGTTGTACTCAGGCACCGGCCAGCGCTAGCAGTCTTCTTACTAGCTTACTTGGTGCCCATCGCACCAGCACGGGCACGTGTTTTTGCCTGGTTAGCAGCTTTTTCTTCTTGTTCGTTACGCAGCTCAAAAAAAGCAGCCCAGCCAAGCAGCTCTTCCATCGTTAGTGTTTGACAAAGCTGGGACACAGTAGTGCCCAGCTCCTTTGCCAAAAAGTAGAGGAAAAACCAGTCGTTATTAGCTTTTGAGAGCTGCTTTCGCTTCCTCCACCTTGGCAGTAGCGCCTGAGGTCAGCATAGCGAGTTGGATCTCCTGGAGGATGCTTGCCTCCACTTCACGTCGAAGAGCAGCACGGTCGCCGTCTTGAAACAGGCGTTTGCCGTCCTTGTCAAGCGCTTTTTCGATCATCAAGTTTAGGGCAAAGTCATTGACATCGTCGCCCTCAGTTTTTTTCTGGATTGATTCGCGTTCGGCAATGGTCAAGGGATGCCAGTAGATCTCCAGTACGGTTTCGCCTTCGATCTTGACTTCGTGCTTGTACAGCTGGCTGACCCCGAACCTGTTACGAAGCAGTTCTGCGGCTCGCATTGGAAAAACGCGGTGTTGTTCAACAATACACTAGGAGTTTGCTGTGAATTGGCAAGAGATCAGGCCCACAAAATGCGAACGGTCTTCAATGTCCAAAGGTGTGGGGCCAACGATGTCGAGGACGCGGGGGTCGCAGGTATAGGTGTCGGTGTAGCCCGAGGCATTGACCGAGGTCAGGCCGTCGATTACGGCTTCGCTGATGCTGGCGAGTACGGACGTTCCAGCGTTTTTGGGGACGTAGACGTTGCAGGTGATGACGCCGGAATAGAAGTCGGTTGCGGCGCCCATGTTTTGCAGAGTAGAGCGGTTGAAATTGACTGAGATTGCAACATATTTGGTGGATTTGCCGGGCGTGGTAAACGGCGTGTTGTCAAACACCATCGTCACCGTGTTGTCGACGGCGGCAACCGCGTCTCGGACGGCTTTTTCAAATGCGGCGCGAACGTCTACAAGTGCCATGATTTAGTCCTCTACAGCAGTATAAGAAACATATTCTTGACGTCCTACGCCAAAGAAACTTAAAGGTTGACGCTCTTGAGAACCTCTTTGTGCAGCTATACGAATACGTTGTGGCTTATCACTAAAAAATAAACTTACAAGATCTTTAAACTCACCTTGAACAAAGCCCGTGATATTATTTTTAGGTGAAGCTAGCGCTGCAGCGGCATATTTTACAGTATTACCTATAAAAATTGTTTGGTTTAGTTTAAATGTTGGCACAACGTACCGAGGCATAATTACTGGTTTTTCTCCCGGAGCAAGTTTTATTCCGCCATTAGGTAAAGTAACTTTTTTTATGGTGCTCCAAGGGGCAAAATTTTCTTGTATATCTTTTGGCTGTGGACGGCGCGTATCGGCTTTCCAGCTGGAGGCAAAAAAACCGGTCAACACAGGACTTACGGTTTCTTGAGCTAACTGTTCAGTTGCATAACTTACTAGAGCGTTAAGGTCTGCAGTTAATCTTTGCTGTAAATCTTTTTTTATGTTTTTGTAGTTGCGGCTAGTCATTAGAAGCGTACCAGCAGGATGTAGAGGTATTCTTGGCCGCCGCGGTAGGTGCGGATGTCGGTGATTTGGGCGGTGCGGGAGGAACCGGCGTAAGTCAGCGTAATCTGGTCTTGAAGAGTGGGTTGATTGCTGCCGATTTTGTCGGGGGTAATGTAAATCTTGGCTTGGCGTTGTTCGCGGCCTTCCTCTTCTTCGGAAACAACAAATTCAACCGGAACTTTGATGTTGGAATAAGTGGTATCTGTTGTAGTTAGTGCTCCGGTGTCGACGTTGTAGCTAGGACTTGTTTTGCGTGTATAAGTGATGCTCGTATCAAGGGCAGTGCCGAGTTCGCCAACGACGTCTTGGGCTACAGATTTGAATAGGGTGTCGAGAGATCCGGCCATGTCAACCTCGGAATAAACGGACGGCGTAGTTAGCTGCGCCACTCATGCAATAGGGACCGAGGTAGGTCTGGAGCCAAGGGTAGACGTCGAAAACGTTGTTGATGACGCCGCTGGT